TCCCCAATCAACATCGTACGTTCCAACCCAAGGCAATACAAAGGTGTCTGCTGCACTTCCTGCTTTAGTAGTGTCTATTCTAATTATAAATCGTGTATCGCCTCCTACTATATCAGTATCACCAACATACGAAGAATCATACACACTTCCCCATCCAATATCATTAGAACTTCCTCTACCCCATCCTATGTTATTATTGGTCGCCCCTTGTCCCCAACCTATTGTATTATTTGCCATTCTTGTTCAAATAAATTACTAACTTCTCTATGTTGCTTTGCTTCGGCTTACCTATAGCACCCATCCCTTAAATGTTGCGTCTGAATCTGGAAATATGTCGTCATTTGAATTTGAACGATATTCTGGAAACAGATTTTGATTAAAACTCATATAATCCACGAACCTCCTTGTGTAATAGTCGGCAAACTCTCTCTCTTTGGCGACTAAATAGTCCACCTCTCCTTTATCAACGCTTGTCGAATTTTCGCTCGTGTGTTTGAATATCCCACCATTCTTTACCTGATAAGCAGCAAACGGTAAATAGTCCACCATAGCGAAGTGAATAAGCATCGGTTGAATATAGGTAGTTACGAGTGTTAAATAATCACCAGATAACGTGTCAGCTATTATGTCAGCAGAAATCTTGTTGTATAAATCTGTTCCCAAGTAATTCCTAACGTGTATCTCTTGGGCTATCTTTATGAAATGAATGAATTTATCTGTATCCACATTTCCATCCAATATGGAATTGCGAACAAGGTCGGTGCGGGTTATGAATAGTGCTGTCATTTCTTAGGTAAAAATCCGTTATTTGGCATATCAACAGGTCGGGTAGCTACTTTCTTGTCGTTTACCTCCGGTTTAAATCCGTCTTTCTTAGCTTGATTCACGCTTACTTCAGCATTAGGATTGCCAACATCAGGATTAACGCCTTTAGCACGGTAAGTCTTGCGCATCCAGAAATGATGGCAATTACCACCGCCTTTATAAAACCAAACATTGTAGGTGTCTGCGCCTCTTGGTCCCCATCCTGCGTTAACTACCTTTTCTTCTAAAGCAAGGATATCTTCTTTTCGATATATCTTCTTCGCTGCAACCATTTTTCGGCAAAATTCTCTGGAATTACCAGAAGTAGTAAGTGGTGCATATTGGTATCTTACTTTAAATCGAACATCATCCACATTCCCGTCTTGTTCCGACTTCGCCTTTGGTCTTGCTGTACCCGTAGAAGCTAATCCTATCATCATATCTAAAACCTCTTCTTGGTCATAGTCAACAGGTCTTTCATCAACCAATTCCCAGTTCTCTAAATCTTCATCCTCGCCATCAAGTAAATCAAAAACCCTATCATCAACATCAGGCATTTCTTTAGACATTTGAACTCCGTCATTCGCCTTAACGCTTGTTCCGTCATTCGACTTTACGCCTGTTTCTTCCTCTCTCGTTTCTTGGTCAGCGACATTCGACAAATCGGTAAACTCTAACGGCTGTAATGTTCTAAAGTAAAGGTTTAACGAGATATTATTAACCGCTAGTATCTTGTCAAACGCATCTAACAGAAGTTCCTGAAATGGTCTTATAACGGTATTGTCCATTAATATAGAAGCCGTCTTTAACTCGTCAGCGTTATTCCCCAGACCTGTGTTGTCCTTAATCCCTAAAAGCATAGGAGAAACCACCCTATGACTCATCATTACCTTCTTAGTGCTTTCGTCTGAAAGGAATTGGTATTGGTTGTGTGCTTCGCTTAATTGGATAGGCTCAATCGTTGCTGCCTGTGCCGCATCATCGTTAAATGCTAACACAAACTTACCCGCATTAGAACTACCACTCCATTTATCTCTTATTCGGTTTTCAAGTAGTTGTCTCTCTTCCTCGTTTGGCACTCCATTATTAAAATTAATAAGCATCGAAGGAGCAAGCCCATTCATTATGTTGTTTAAATGGTAGTTAGCAATCTCCTCTTCTAACTCCGCGTATTGAAGCCCTCCTTGGTAGTCCACAGGAGCGTAGTAGAAGAAACCTGCACGGTAAGGTTTAACATATAGAATCTCGATAGATTCCTTTGAGAATCCAAAAGCAGGTATTCGCTTGACCTCCTCGTTTGGTTTTAATTTCTTCCAATCAGATGCATAGTAATATGCTTCTACATCACCATCTTCATTTGCTTTCTCGGCTCTTAATGTTTGTACCGGAAAATGCTCTGCCTGAACGATTTTAGTTCTATTTTTTGAGTATATAACCTGAATAGCACATTGTCCCATAAGTTTTAAATCGTATGCCAGCTTCCGCACACAATCCTTATGGAACATCGTAATCGCTTGGGCATATTGGTCAGGTTTGCGTGATGAATCTGTAGCATCCAAACCACGTCCGTAAATCATCTCTGAAATACCATTAATGATAGCGTTGTTCGATGGAGAGCCGTTGTACCTGTCAATCAAATATTGAAAGTAGTCGTTATCGTCACCATAAGCCACCCATTGCTTGTTTCTAACCTCCGTAATCTTAGGGGAGGAGTAAGAAGCGAGCGCAACTACACTAACTTCGCTTTTTGGTTTTTTCATATTATAATAAATTCGTTATCTCGTGAATCTTCGGAAACATACACGTCCTTGTTCACAGAGTAATAGTCGTTCAAATCTTGGTCAATGTCTTGGTCAGAGCAAAACACCTTGTCTTTGTATATCACACTTAAGCCATCTAATATCGTCAAGTCATAGAACCTACCCTCAAATAAAGAAAACGCATTAGAAAGCGTTAAATAGCCTTCTACGTTAGAAGCGGCAACCGTGTAAGTGCTAATTGTGTTCTTGGAATCATCCCGTAGCTTCAATGTAACGGAAGTAGGATAGCTTCTGGGAATCACACTCAAGGTCTGTGGGTCGGTGCTTGTAGTTAAAACTTTCATAACTTGATTGCTTAGCTATCTATATAACGATTAAAAAAGAAAGTTTTGTGTTAACTCCAAAAAAAAAGAGAGCCTTACGGGACTCTCTCTTCAAACTAACTAACCAACCTAACTTCAAAGAAAACTTCTTATTATCGAAAATAACACTAAAAATGCTACTATCCAAATGCCTTTACGGCTTATCTTGTCTATTACTTCTATTGCTTTCATCTGTCTAAAATTTGCTTAATTTTCTGTTAAAATTTAACTGTTCGTTTTAAATCCTCTAATCTGTTCACTCTTGGGCTCTCCGCATTCTTAGTAGCGTCTATCAATTCCATATCTGAAATTACTCGTGTCCAAGTCTTACCTGTTACCGTCGAAGTGTAGCTAACACGGTAGTGTCCGTGTCCTGCGCTTAGAAATGTGAAATCTGAAAGTTTAGGCTTAATAGTAGGCATCTGTCGTTGTTTTTAAATGTTTCAACAAATATAATAAACAAATGTTAACATCCAAATGTTAAGCCAAAAAAAAGAGAGCCGAAGCTCCCTTTAATTAAGTGTACCTAAATTAAGGTGTTGGATTGATAGCAGAAGATGAATCATCCGTTGGTTCGTCACAGAAGAACGGAGGAGCGGTTTCTTGAGCAACAAGCGAAAGCGTAAAGCCGCTTAAATCACCCATAGCAGCACCGGTAGCAATAGAGCCGCCAGTAACCTCACATCCGTTATCTTTGCCAACCAAGAAGAAATTCCCGTTGTAATCCTCTACCACCACCTGTGGACGACCGTGAGCAAGTAATTTAATTTGCTCCTGTGTCGCTACGTCCAAGAATGTTAAAGTAAGATTTAAGGTAGTCTCGTAGAAAGTCGTGCCATTCTCTCTGGAAGAGTTGATAGCGGTTTCTAACGACGAATTACCCTTAATCTCATATTTATAGAAGTCCTCGGCATCGTTTAGTGTGATGCTTCCAGACGATGGAGAAAGTGCAGCAGTAACAGCCGAGTAAGGGGCAAAGTAAACACTTTTCAAACCACCTACTGAACTCTTACACGGCAACACCCTTCCATTTGAAACTGAACAAGCCATATGTTGAGATTTAGAAGTTAAATATAGGGGAGAGCGTTAACCCTCCCCGTTTAATTATGCAAGAGTAAGCAAGGTACAATCGCTACCAATACCGTATTGGATTCCGGAAGTAAATCGCATTACTACACGTACATTCTGCGAACCGTCTAAATCTGCCATATCAAGAACCTTAACCTCGTTGTGGTCGCTTAACAAGCCAGTACCGAAGTAAAGGTTGGATTTTTGGGCAGCCACGATGTGGTCAGATGGCATACCGGGAGCAAGTTGCATTTTGATACCCTCGTAAGAAAGAGCATTCCCGTTGTTATACCATTGTGTCCCAGCAGCGTTAACACCCGCAGCACCAAGACCAGAAGCACCAAATCCACCCAATGCACGGATGTAGGCTTGGTAAGCAGCTTGAGGTACGTAGATAGTCAAATCCTCTTTACCGAATAGAGCGGTAGGAATAGTGTCAACCACACTTCCTAGAAGGTCAATTACATTTGTAGAAGAGAACGCAGTCTCGGTAAGGTTAGGTGCATCATTTACAGTAGCATCAGCAGCCATAAGCACAGTAAACCCATCGAACTCACCAGCGGTAGCGTTTACACCACCCCAGATGTTGTTCTCGGTCTTCTCAGCTACCATTCCTGCAACGTGAGCGATGATGAAATCGCTGAAAGAAGGAGGCAGGTTGTCAAATGCAGAGTAACCCATTTGAACAGCTTCCCAGTCAGAGCGGAAATCTTTCTTACAAAACTCAAGGTTCACTTGGAACTCTTCAGGTTGAAGGATGCGCTCGGTTAGAGTGATAGTTCCGGTATCGGTAAAATCACAAGAACCATCTTTAATTACGTTAGCATCAGCAGCAACCTTCTTGATTACTTCTTTGTACTTAACGTTTGGTTTGATTTCAATCGCACCATCTTCCAAGGTCTTCCCAGACAGAAGAGCGGCAGCGATATACTTACCGGCAAAATCGCCAGCGTAAGAAGTGGTAATACTAGTTGTAGTAGCCATAATTTAAAATTGATTTATAGATTAGAAATTTTTTGTAATACTTTATCTCTTGTAGATAAATTTCGGTTAGGAGAAAGCTTGAACATTTGTCTTTGTGCGTTGCTTTCAGGTGAATGCTTTAAAGGAGCAGCAGCAGGTTCTTGAGAAAGTTGAGCCTCTACTTGAGCAGCAGCTGTTTCAGCAAGTGCTGTTTCAGCAAGTGCTTCTTTTTCGATTGTTGCGGAAAGTTCAGCTTGAACTTCTTCAGTAGGCTCTTTAGCTTTCATCTCTACCATCTTCTCAATCATCGCTTTGATTTCTTCGATAGCAGCAGCAAATTCCTCTTTAGTTACGTAAAGCGTTTCTTCAGCCATTTCAGGAGCGGCTTCTTCTTCAGGCATTTCTTCCACCTCTTTGATTTCTGAAATGATACCTTCTTCTACCACTACCAAGACTTTGCCATCCTCAAGAGAGTATTCGCCCACAGGAAGTGCAACCTTCTGGTCTTCGGTAACTATGAACACCTCATAGTCTTTCTCAAATGATTCAGCCTCTAACACCGTACCATTCTCGAGTTTCATTTGCGCCAACTTCACTTCCATCCCTAGGAGTGTTCGTATAGCGCTAATTGCATCAGTTGATTTCATATAATTAAATTTAAGAATTACGATATATACTTCCTATGCCTTGCGCCCATAACGAGCCATCGCAGCATTTCCTTGAATAGGTGTTTGTGTCCTTGCACAAGCACGCTCTTGAACTATTCTTTGGGCTTGTGTAGCTTGGTGTTTTGTCTTTATCCATAGTTCTGAACCTTTTGAATGAAAAAGATAATATCCCACACTGAAGCCGTACCTCCAATAGCGGTTATCTTCCATTGACTACCAACACTTGTAAAGTTAGCATCAGCATAGTATTGAAACATTCCGTGGTAGTCGTGTGCCACATCATTACCCTTCGGAAATGTGATAGTGTCTCTGATTCTGTCGTATGGTGTGCCGTTTGCGCCCTCTAAGACGAGTTCGAGATACGTTTGGTTAGCGTTAGCAGAAGACATCTTAAATACTATGGTCATTAAATAGGTGTCATTTTCAAAATCAGCTAATACCTTACCATCTTCGTAGTAATCAATTCCCGTATGCGACCTATAAACAGTTCCTGCATCATTTGGTAATATCACCTCAACGCCATCTGTTAATGATAGCTTACTTGCAGATGTGTATTGCCCATCATCATATCTTGCCCATCCTAAACCTGAATCTGCACCTCCTTGTGGGTAAATCTTACGCCATTCTCCATTCCAAACGGTATATACACCAGATGATGTGGTAACATACGCCCCATCTTCTATTTGGTAAGCGTTTCTTACATCGTCCGTGTCAACGTCTACTTGAACCTTGTATGAAGTATTTTTAACCATTTAAGATTTCTATTATCTTGCTCAAAAGTTCGTCGTCTTCATTCTTCTTTTCCGCCTCTAGTTTGTCGGCAAAATAACCCTCAATAGAAAATCCTTTTACCTTACCAGTCTTAACGTAATCATTCCAGACTTCGTCGTTGTTTACTTTGACCGCACCCATCCAAGTGCCTACTGGTAACTTCATTCCGTAGAATGCTGATTTGTCCTTCTCTTGGTCTTCAACTATCCAAGATTCAACTAACGTCAAACCGTTTAAGGAATATTGATGCTCAAGTGTAGAGTTGTTTTGATTACCACGAATAAGGTACATTTCAGAAGCTTTACGAACGGTGTCTTTAGAAAAATAGATATACCATTCATCGTCAGCGTTCTTTCGGTAAATAGGTTTATTTGGGATTAAGAGCGCGCCTAACAAGATACGTTTCTCTTTATCCATTTCAGCAAGTTTAACTTCCTCCGATTTTAAAGCAATGAAATCTTCTTCGATAGCTGGGTTCTCCACAACGGAAATAGCCTCGATACCAATTTGCTCTTCATCCAATACGAGTTCTACTATACGCATAACTAATTAACGTTTACGGTTGAATATTTTGCATTTTTAATTTTTAAATACCTGCTTCTCGGATGATATTTCTATCCATTTCTTGTGCAGTACTAACGTCTTTCGATACTACAAATGCTTTGATAGGTCTATTCATTGAACTTTCTACAACACTAGCTAATTGGTTAACTCCTGAACTTCCTACCGTGTTAACCTGTGGAACGGTAGCTTGTGGAATAGATGGAGCAGCAATCGAAATTCCACCTCCTGATGGTATTGCAGATTTCATCTTGGATGTCGCCGAACGAATAGACGCTATGATGCCTACCGCTTGAGCAGCATACGCGATGATTAAAGGGACGTTTAAAGGTGGGGGAGCAGCAGATGCAGCTTTAGCAGCACCCGTTGAAATGTCCACACCTGCACCAGCAGCTTTAACACTAGCATCAGCAACCGCTTGAGCAGCCTTTCTCGCACTTGCCTGTGCGTCTATTATAGCCTCTCGAGCGGAGAGTATCTGTTTAGCAACCAAAAGAGCCTTACCTAACGCGGACTCCTCATTGGCAATAGAAATAGCGTTATCAAGCGTTTGCATTTGGCTTGCTCGTTTGTTAGCTTCTATATGTGCAAGCTGGTCAGCAAGTGATTGCTCGTCTGCTAATTTCTGCGCTGCCTTCGCATCTTCTCTTGCTTTGTCTTGAGCATCAAATTCAGCACGTAAATTCTGAAGGGCTAATTGTTGGGAATATTCAAGTTCAAGCGTATCCAATCCAAATTGAGCGGCTTGTGCAATAAGCGTGTCGTATTGCTCTTGTAATTTTGTTAGCTCTAATTGCCTTCTTTGGTCTTCTTCTAAAGCAAGAGCATTTCTTTGAGCCAACAGAAAAGCATTCTTTTCAGCTTCAATATCAACCTCTTTATAAGCATTATCTTTTACGTTTTGTACTTGCTTATCTCTTAGCTTTGCAATTTCCTCGTTTCGCTTCTTAACTTCTTCTGGCGATAATCCGCCTTTTTGTAAAGCTGCTTCTTGCTCCGCTATTTGTTTCTGAACATCTGCTGCTGCTTTTTCAAGTTGAGCTGCTTGATTTAAAGCCTCATTTGTGTTTCTAACTAACGAATCAGTATTGTTAGCTGTGTAGGCTGCTACATTACCAAAAGATAAAATGGAATTGCCTAATTGCTGCCAAAAACTTGGATTAAGTGATTCGTCACCAGCTAAAACCTTTGCTCTACCTTCAGCAGCTTTAGCGTATAATACTTCGGCTTGCGCTTTTAATTTAGTGATGTTAATCACCGTATTTGCGTTTGCTACTAATAACGCTTCAGCTTGCTCTAACGATTCGGCATAACCAACGGCTTCACCCAAAGATTCGTTGTACAATTTTAAGGCTTCATCCTTACCAATAATGCCCTCTTTAGCTAATTGAATCTGGTCAGTAACTTTCGATAGCTTGGTTTGCATTTCAGATACAGAGCTAACTATCTTGTCAATAGATTCTTTGTATGCTTTCTGCGCAGCCGTTGTAGATGTGATTAACCTCTTTAACTTATCCCAATTCTCAATCAGCAAACCAATACCAACAACCGCAGCACCTATACCGGTAGCAACAAGGGCTTTTCTGAACCCGCTAAGACCTTTAGTTGATAATGCAACCGCTTCATACGAATCTTTGAACTGCTGGGCTAATCCTCCAGTAAGCTGGTTGAGGATAGCCATAGCACCACCGTTCTTGGTTACCTCGTCAGTTAGTTCAGATGTATTACCTGTCGTTTTAACAAGCGCGTCATCAAGCTGCTCAACGCTTTTAATCGCTCCTGATGTATCTAATTCAACCTTAGCGTAAATTGTTTTCATTTCCAGTTCTTTTCTTTAATCACTTGTTGCCATCCCTTTTTTAAAGTATCAGGCAAATGATATTTACCCTGTGCTATTCGGATATTCTCCGTTTCGCCATTCACATATTTAAGTAAGTCTATAATGTTGTGTATCATATAATATTCAATAGTTCTAAATCACTCTCTCCTGTGTTGAGGTTCGTTGTGATTGAATTGATTCGGTATTTCCTATTAGCAATCACAATGATGTCAGCTAACGAATATGTCATCAAAAACTTCACAGGTAGCTTTGCTTTTATCTTTGTTAATCTTCTCTTAGGATTAAAGGTATCCTCTATGTAGCTTTGGTAGTAATTCGCAAACAAAGAACCAGCAAATGTTTGTGTGGGGTTGTACTCGTTTACTTCCTCTCCGAAATGGATGGAGTCATCGTTTGTCGCTGAATTAATATCAACCGAATTTAATGGAATGGTGTAGCTAAATATGTTAGTCGATGTAGCCGGTCCTGTTAAAAAAGAAATACCATCACCACCTAGCACTCTGTACGGATAAAACAAAACAGGTGCGCCATAGTACGATTGATTTGAATCATCAACACTTGAACCTGTTTGAACAGTAACCGATGGCGTTTTGTCGAATTGCATATGCTCAAAAGGCACTTCCACCTTGTACGTATCTCCAAATATTTCGTTATCTACTTTGTATTCAACTGTTCCCCAGCCTATTCCTTCTGTTTGCTCATAAAGTTTAGCGTACCTCGAACCTCTTCCCTTATATTCAAACGAAATATCTTTAAACGGTAACGCCACATCTACTTGTGATTCATTGACATCTACGTAAGACGTTATGTCGTGTTCTGTCGATGTGTAATAGTCGTCTAACGGTTTAACCACTATCTCTCCAGCTGCGTTCTTGTATGCCGTCAAATTGAACATCTTAAACAAACCTGTCAGGAAGTCAATCACCCGCATCGTCGGAATGTGGTCTTGTGCGTTAAAACTTAATGTTGTAGAAATAACAACACCCGAACCTATCCCGTAGTCGTGTGATTCTCCTAATGTTGTTTGCTCAAGTTCCCATTGCGCCGTATAACTAACACTTCCGTCTGGAGTTGATTGTATGTATATTTGATAGCCTGTCGATGAATTTGTCAGCACTCCAGAAATAACCACATCCGCTCCCGCAACACCTCCTTTTTGAACGTACACAACACCGTCTTTCTTAACAGTTACCGTGTAGTCATAAGAACCCGAACTTCTAATAGTCAAGTCGTAATTAACAACCTGCCCTCCTATTAGACCATAAATATAAAGGTAATCAGCCCGTAAAATTACATTCGTCATTGAAGACACATCGACGGTATTTCCATCGTACAGAACCTCTAATAGTCCTATGTCTTTAAACGGATAGCCTTTCTCTCGAAGCATCCACATATAAAGGTTATAGAACTGCGGGTTGCTCGTTTGCTTTATAAAAGAATCAGAACTAAATGTTATATCGGGATAGGTTTCTTCTATGGCTTTCACTATCAACCAAACCCGAATAGCATAGCTTAACTCTTCATAGTAAACCCCATTGTCGTTAGCTGATGGAAGTAGGTTTGCTCCAGCTGGGTTGATAGTTCCATCTGCGTTAAAGTAGTCAGGTGGAGTAACACCCGATTGATAATAAATTCTGGTAGTGTTAGATATTAATGGAATACACCACGCTCCGGTATAAGAAACGCTATCAATGCTATTAGTTAAATTAAATGGTCCTGATTGAAGATGTGTAGATATTTGTGTGCCGCTATACGTAACAGAGAACCCAGATAGCCAGTTTAACGAGTTTAACTTGTCATCCCCAAGAATGTCTTTTAAATCTACAACCTCCCCATAGAATGTAACTTTATACGAATATGCTTTGTTATCTTTTAATTGAACGCCATCTAACTTAATCTTTCCCGTTTGAAATGGTAGGTAGTTTAACTCGATTCTCGCTGCTACTTTCTTTCTTGCATCAAAGCCGTTGTCAATATCATAGTTGTAATAGTGACTGAATATCTTGTTGTTTGCCTTTGTCGCGGGAAGATTAAAACTTTGGGTGAAATTGGCAAATACTTTACCTATATCTTTAACATTCTGAATGGTCTGCGTTAAGGAAATAGATTCGTCCTTAAACAACTCTACTTGTTCCCCGTCTATGTATAGCTGTACCTGCCTCATCGTATATTTTGAATCTTGTCGAATGCGTAATCGAATGTCACCGAGTAACTAACTAACTTGTCATTAAGGCTTGTCTTGTAAGTAAGGCTTTGTGTCTTAGGTGTAACCGGGTAAACAAATGTAATATCATCCGTCTTGGTAAGCCATACTTGCTCTGATAGCATCATTTGCTTTAATACCTCGTTGTAATCCTCCGAAACGAAACCTGTGTTTAAGGTGATGCTTTCTTTCCCTTGTACGTTTATTGAGCTATATTGACGACCGTTATAGCTCAAATTCAGCAAGTTCATTACGTTAGATTTGTATTCTTCTGATTTGCTATTTATACTTTCAACTTCTTTAGCGAAGAAATACACGTCTTGAAACGCTCCAAACTTGTTCACGAATGTTACCTTTCTATCTGGATATTTGTCGCAATGCATCGTTCTAACCTTAATGCTCTCATAAGCATCTTCTATCTCTCCTGATGTGTATTTGTAAAATCGAACCTCATCAATAGCGTTTACATCTACTACGTTCTCGAATGCAGCTAAATTTGGGTTGAATTCGTATATTCCTCCATCATCCAACACCCTTTGTTTGTAGTTGTCAACGCTGACCGTTCCGCTTGCGCTTGGGTATCTCATCAAACCTAATGTGTTAGTGGCTATCGAGTAATTGTAGGTATTAACCTCATTACCCTGATAAGCAAATACAACGTCTAATTGCTCATCCCCAAATACAGGTACACGAATGTTCTCATCATCTGGTCGCCATATAACCTTGTTAGAAATCATCTTGGTTCTGGATAGTTCCGCATTCGCTCCCTCTTCAAAATAGCCATAGCCATCAACGGCAATATAAGTGTTCAAACCATCGTTTACCCATACCGCATAGGAAGTATAATCACCATTGAAATTGATTTCTATGTAATCACGGATAAGTTCTGATACTTCGAATGTCGCGTAAACATAACCTAATCCCGGATTGGTTACCGCCTTGGTTATGGAATATTGAACCGCAGCAGGAATAGGTGTCTTAGCACCTGTCCAAATCTTTAAATCTAACGTTAATGTGCTAACGGCTGATATTGTTGATTTTTGCAAATAGTACGGAGAACGTACGTTTATCTTTGTGCTCATTTCTTTGTCGTGTATTTTAAAAGCTCGTCAACGTCTAACGCGAAAGCCTCTATTAAATCATTAGGCAAATCTTTAAATGCTTTCTCAAATGGCTTGGTAAAGAATAGAGATGGTTTGATTCCTTTGTTCTTCTTTCCAATAGCCATCAAAATTCCTGTTTGCTTAAAACTCATAAAGCGTCCTTTCTTATCCCTGAATTGGATTCCTCTAAACTTTGTCCATTTCGCGAATGTTCCAGTAGCGGCTTCTAATCCTATTAAATTGGAACTTGGTTTGTAACTAAAGTTAGATAGTGATGTGCCACTTTTAACGCCTTTAACGCCTCGGTCTTGGTACATCCCATATTCCTCCATTAAGAACTTTAAAAGTATGGAATTAGGCATCTCTTTAGCCTCATATCCTAAGCTATCATATAGCTTCTTAGTGTAGTTCTTCTTGTTCTTGGTAAGGTTGCTCCTTGATTGCTGGACCACATACTTACCGAACTTGTTTAAAGCCTCTTGTGTGTTCTTTAACTGCATAGGCTTATATCATTTTCAATAACGACATCGAATGTCGCTACCCATCCCGCTATATTGTTTTCAAACCTATCCAAGAACGGCTCACAAGTTACTGCACCCTCAAGCTGATACTTGTCCCTAAACAGGTCGCTCATACGTAACTTCTGCAACATCCGATTTAATACGGCTAACTGCGTGTTAAGTACATCGTGTAGATTATCATTACCAACAAACAAATCGGTTACTTCTTCCTTGCTCGTGTCAACGATATCCATAGCCAACACACTTAGGTTGAATGTTAAAATGCGTTCGTCTTGTGTCGCAGAATTAACTATTAAATGCGACAAAGGGAAGATGGTTTGCTTCGATAGGTCAATATCAGTGATGTCCCCGTGTGTTACGGTGTTCACATTCACATCGTCAAGCAATGTGTTCTTAATCGTTTCTGTTACCTTGTAGAAACCCTGTATTCCTTTACTCATTTCTTTCTAATTTGTTGAACCTCCAAATCGTTTTTCTCCTTCATAAACGCCAACATCATTAAACACTTGTGGACGTTTAATTCAGTGATATGTTCAAGTCTTGCAACATCGCCGAGAGCGAGTGCGTATATTGATTGATACCAACCCCACTTGCTTCCGAATTGAGATAACGCACTATAAGGCTCTCCTTGTCCGCCTGTGAAGAGTTCAGGATAGCTTTCGATAAGTCCGTCCCTAAACGATAAAAAAAAACAATAGAACCCATTACGCAGTCCATAGTAATATCCTTCATATGCAAGCTGTCGTTAGGCTTGTAATCTTCTATCGCATACCGCTCTCCATATTTAGTCGTTACACGACGGTACAAGACATTCATCGCTAAATGCATATTCTCCCAATTTCCTAAATATGTGTCAAGGTCTATATATTCCCCTAATGAAATGTCCTCTAACTTAGGTATGAATCCATATTCATTGCCTCCTATCTTTGTGCGCTGTATTAGCTTTTGTTTGTCGCTGAATAACTCATTTAACATCGAAACGATTTCGTTCGTGTCACTTAACCTCATATTCAAAACGTACTCTGAAGGTACATTGCAAAATATCTCTATCATTTTAATTTGAAGAAACCGCTCATCGGTGTTATTCTCCTGAATCTTTAGAAACTTCTGATATTGTCCAAGTGTTACCTCTGACATCGTTTCTGGAATGTTAATCTCTACCTTCATAGTTATATAACGAATTTTAAGTAAGGTTTTAGAAAATGAAATAAAAAAACCTCCCGAAGGAGGCTGTGTTTAAATTAACGCATTGATGCTTCAAAGCAAACCCCCGAGCAGTAGCCTTCGTGGTCAATAGGCTCTCCGCATTCATAACATTCGTGTTCTTTCTCTTCTGAATAATAAAGTAAATGATTCATCGTGTTGTTTTTATTAAAGATACTAACTTACCACGTATTTTCCAAGGTTAGGTTTGGATAGCATTGAATATGTGGCATAACGTACAGAATCGCAGATGTGATTATTAGTGTCAATAGGCACGTTAGTAATGATTCCCGTCCTATCTTCTTTCCATTTGTAATTCCTAAATTCCATTATTGCGTTAGTGGAGTCTTTAAGCACGTGAAGCTTGTGTCGTTTTAGCATATCGATTCCCGCTTTTATATCCTTCTCGCTTTTACGTATGTTCCAACCAAACCTCCTTAACTCCTCATTCAATCTAGGCTCTGCCGTGTCAGCATAAATAGCACCTTGGATGTAGTTTTCTTTTAGAAAATTATGAATGTCTATGGTAGTCATACCTGTGCGATATAACAGTTCTTTGATGTATAGGTTGTGTTCGTGTTTGTAAACTGCCACTAATGCCGTTGGGTCGTTTGTAAATCCGTAATCCATACCATAAGATAGCAAAGAAGCGTTCTCCGGTATTTTATCAATTTCCGTGTACGTGAATATAGTAGCGCGAGACATCGCTCGTTCTCCAAGACCATATATCTGCCAGTACTGCTCGTCCGTATCCTTTAACCTTTCAATCTCGGATATAAGTTCAGCAGATAGGAATGGATTGTCTTTGTACGTCGTTTTAAAAAAAGCACAGTCCTCTCGGCTTATTACCTTCTCATACAACCAATGATATTCGTCTGATGGGTTGAAGTCGCCAATGATACGTCCTTCCGTTCTAAATAGAAGCTGCTGCCAGTCTTCCCATAGTAGTTCGTTTACCTCGTTAGCGAATAGAAGGTTTCGTTTACGTCCTCTTACCTTTTGTGGCTGGTCTAAGGAAATGAACTCCACAAGGTTTTCAAATAGCTGGTATTCGTTATTTGTCTTGTTGTGGTCTTCCTCTCGGTACAGGTTGTTATTTCTTAATATATCTAAAAAATCCCGCATAACGGTAGCACGCAATGCTGGGAATGTCTTTCTACAAATGGTTACTATTTGGTTTTTGTTTTCAGCACAATATTGGAATATAATCCACATCAGGATGTTATACGTCTTACCTGAACGTGTACCACCCTGTTCTATTATTATTTTTTTATCGCTTCTTACAAGGTGTTTAAATACCTTATTGGTCTGAAGGTGTATCAATGATTTCTATTTTAAATCCTGCTGGCATACCATCAACTCCTGTAATTTCTTGCCGCTCAACATAACCTCGTTTTTTGCCTTTGGTCTTTAGATAAAATATGGTTGATGTGCTATTGCCGTCTTTGATTTGTTTGTGAAGCTGCGATTCGGCAAAATCCAAAGCAATATCAGAAATGCCTTCCACCTCGTTCTTGTATTCATCATCGGTAGTCATCCACAAGTAATGTGTGCTTCTTGCAATTCCGACCGACTTACAAGCGGTTGTAACTACACCGAGAGATTTCTCAAGTGCTTCAATCATTGCTTTTTTATTTATGTCCATTTTTGTTTATTTAAAAAAACCTGAGAACTCTCAAACTCAGGTTTTGATTTAACGAGTATATAAAGAACGTTAGAGTTTTTGAAATCCGTATTTATTTTTTAACCTACCTGATAAACAGGCAGATACATAACCTTGTGATTTACCTACGTAAAAACTTGCATCTATTACCGAATCGAAATGCATATTTAAAACAGAAGAGTACACTTTGATTTTTTCAAATGTTTTTGATTTTTCAGGCTTGCCATTTGTTATTAATTTTAATTGACTTAAATAATAATCCTTATGCTTTGGATTATTTGTTTTATCAATCATTATTTGATAATATGTCTTTAACTTTTCCATTTATCTTTATTTTTATTGTTGGTTCAAGTTTTTGCATTCGGTCAATTATTACTTGACAATACTTCGGGTCAAGCTCCATACCATAGCACTTTCGGTTGAGTTGGTGTGCTGCTACCATTGTAGAGCCGCTGCCGAGAAAAGCATCTAAAACAATATCGCCAACCTTTGATGAGTTTTCTATTGGCTTGCTGCACAATGGTATTGGTTTCATTGTAGGGTGTTCATCTGAACGTGATGGCCTTTCAATGTCCCAAACTGTTGTCTGCTTTCTATCTCCATACCAACTATGCGAAGCTCCATCAAGCCAACCATAAATGCACGGCTCGTGTTTCCAATGATAGTCAGACCTTCCAAAGGTTGAGTTGTTTTTATTCCACACAATGTAGGATTTAAATAAAAACCCCGCATTTAAAAACTGCTGAATAAAGTTGTGAGTTTCAGATGATGCGTGCCAAACATATATTGCTCCTCCTTTTTTTAGAGCAGTAGATATTGTTGTGTAAACATCATACAAGAACTTCGGAAAGTCATCAAGTTTATCATTGGCAATTTTTTCACGCTTCTTGCTTCCGCCTTCATAGTTTATATTGTATGGGGGGTCGGTATGGCACATATCAGCCTTCTCACCATTCATCAGCCTTGCGACTGCATCGCTATCGGTAGAATCCCCACATAGCAGACGGTGTTGGCCTACCTCTATCAAGTCCCCCAATACGATGTCTGTGTGGATTTCGTTTGGTACTTCGTAGTCATCCTCCTCCGCTTCAAGTACGGGCGTATTGTCAAAGGGCAGTTCAAGACCCCAATCTTCCAACGACTCTCCATCCCATTCGTTTGCTAATATATCCCAGTCCCATTCACCAAAGCCTACGTTGTCTTTAATTATAAATTCTTTCTTTTGCTCGTCTGTCAGTTTATCTGCCACCAGAACAGGCACATCTTTTAATCCAGCTTCCTTACAAGCTTTTAAACGCATATTGCCACCTAATACTATATTATTACTATCTACGACGATAGGGCGTAATTCTAGCATCTGTGGGAAATCTTTTATGGATTTCACCAATTGCTTAAACTTGTGGTCTTTGATTACCCTTGGATTGTCGGGATTCTCTTTTATTAAATTAATGTCCATAGTATTGTTATAAATGCTCCTATAAAACTTACTGACGTAAATAGTAATGCGTCTTGAATTTGTTTGTTGCTACGTCCTTGGTTCATCCTTGTAAATTTAATTTCTTCATTATGTTTTGTGTGCCGTGCTTCCATCCTAATCCATAGCTATCATCTAATGCAATAGATTCTTTCTTTAATACTTCTTTAAGAATGGAGTGCCACGTTAGTTTGTCTTTGTCTGTGTTCCAAAGCCTATCAAATAGTTCTTCTACTGGTGTTTTCATCTCTTTGGCGTTAATATTTCTTAATATTTGATAATCAAGATACTTTGACTATCATTCTTTATAGATAGCATACTTCTATCATAGTCTTACCCATAATATTCCATTGCGTGTCCTTCACTTAAAAGTGTTTTGTTTATATTCAATTCTCCGATTCTCAATACACCAAGACAACGTCCGTACTTATCCACGCCTATCGATTCTAATTCAAAATCAGCATATCGTAGTAATTGGCTTAATCGCTCTTTTGCGGCTAAACCTTTCTCTTTCTCTTCAAGGTCTTTGGTTCGTGTCTCAGGAGTGTCGATACCATATAGCCTTATGGTTACTTTCTTCCACGTTGAGAAGCCTAAGTCTACCATAGCTATAACAGTATCTCCGTCTACTATGCGTATAAGTGATGCGATGTAGTAGTACATTAATCACAAATTACTGTGGTCTTGATTACATCAAAACTGCCATCTTCGTACCAAATAGTCTTGGTGTAGTTCTTGTATTGCTCTGGTCCATTCCAGCTACTTGAGTTTATTAGAACCCATTTGGCACCTTCTTTCTTGTACACCTTCTGTTTGCAAGTGATTTCTTCTTTGCTGCAACCAAGTGTTGCTACTGCTACTAATAATAATGCTACTTTTTTCATTTTATATATATTTAGTTTTTGGATAAACATTATTTTTTATTTCATAAAAGATGTTAGCAAGCAAGCTGGCATACGTACTTCGATTGAATCCATTTCAATAATTTAATGATTACTACTAACGCTATAGTACTAAACCATATTATCCTGAACCACTTGTTCACCCATCTGTTCCAGTCGTTGCTCGTCATCGTATATAGCCTTTATGTATTCGTGTGCCACTCCAGCCGCTTCGTCGCTCATTTGGTTAAGCATATAAATAGCCTTTGTTTTCTTTGAATCTTTGCCCACAGCATCGGTGTCGATAGCGTGATAGATGTTTCGCATACGTGGAGAGAAACGGAGATAGTTCTCAAAGTTTTTAACCGAATGAATGATGGTAGAATGGTCGCTAGACTTGCCATTTATCTTTTGAAACTTCGCTATATCGTTAAACGGATACAAGAACACCTGTCGTGCGATAAAATTAAATACCGCTCGTGCTTCTGTATAATCACGTTGTCTTGAGTTTTTAAATATGTCAAGACTGGCGTTCTTGTTTACCTGTCGGGCTAACCATTTCAATTTCCAAAATTCCTCTCCTCCTCTCATAAAGTGTCTTCTATATAGTAATCATCTAAACTCATTCCCTGTTCAAAGAACATTTGGTATCTCTCTATCCCTTCTCGCGTCTTAGCCTGTCCAGCAAGGTAAAACTCCTCACTAACGTGAAACACACCGATATCCAATGAACCTTTGTCTAACACCAAGAACGTAAAATCCTCATACGACATTCCGAATATCTCGCAGTAAATGTAAACTTGGACGTCATACCCATAACGCTTTGCCGAGAATGGGAAACTCTTAATGTCCGATGTGGTTTTTAAATCAACAATTCTATTCGGTGCTATGATGTCTGCCTTACCTCTAAATGGATAGCCATCTATCTCTCCGACTGTTGGTTGCTCGAATGCCGCTCCGGCAAGATAGCTAACCGCAGTTTGGTTCTTTAGAAACGCATCAGCCATACGTTCTGATTCGTTCTTCTCTTTAATGGTAAATACCCTACCGTGTGCTTCTTTAGCTTCCTTATAAAGCTTTGTATTCTTTGATTGCACATCCACAAAGATTTGCTGGTCGAAAATTTCAGGTTGCAAGATAGCTGTGTGAAACAACCATCCGGAACGAAATGCTTCGGAATCTTCCTGTCCGTACTTCATCACGTACGCAAACGTCTTGGGAGAATCTAAAAGTAATTTAATAGCACTACTTGATAGTGCCATCTTCGACAAGTCCCCGTAGTAGAACTCATCATCGTTCAGGTAGTCTGCGTAGTCGTTAGATAGTGTTTGCAGTTTCATTTGTTGAAGAGTTTAAACATTGCTGACACATCACCACCACATCCATACCAAGCTGATAGACTCGCTACATCTTGAAGGGTTAAATCAAATATAAAATGTTTACTTCTCAACGTTTCTTGAAGGCTCGCAACACCCAATGGATATTGATTAATACCGTCTGTAAGCACCTGCCTTTGTTCTTCTGTTAATTGCTCGTAAAGTGTTTTCATCTGTTGTTTTTAAAAGTTTCAGCTAAAGTAATAAACAAATGTTAATTAAACAAATTAATTTTAACCTTTCTTTCCTTTCGTTTGGTAACGGCATCTCTTAAAATATTAATGGTTATGCTTCCAATGATAGTGTAGGCAAGGTCTTTGTTGTCGAATCCCGTTCTATTCCTGTCGTATGTTTCTTTGGCTATACCTGCTATCGTTCCAGCAGCAATCGAATATAGAACTGCATTCTCGTCCTTCTTAGTTAGCTCGTATGTTAGCCCGCTAATGGCAGAACCAGCAGTAAAGTGTAATATCTTATCCGTTTGTCCAAATCCCAAATTTCCTATTAAAAAAGTGAACGCAATAACTTTCTTAATATTTGTGGGATAGTAGGCACCAGTAAGAATAGAGCGATAATTCCTGATAAGATGAGTATAGGCTTCCAAGATATTTTAGTTTTGATAATCTTTTCTTGTTCACTAATTAGTGTACTTTTCTGTTGTATGGTTTCCTTTAGACTTGAAATAATTCGTTCTTTCTGCCGTACATCGAATGTTAGCTGGTTGTCTTTAATCTCAACGATGATAGTATCGGTATCTCTTACGTAGATTCGTTTAAACTCCGTAGCAATCGAATCCTTACAAATTTCAGGCACTATCATCACGTCATTGAGTAGTGGTGCTTTGATTTGCTCGGTTCTCACAAATAGCGAATCGCTTTGCTTCACTTCTAAAGTGTGATAGGTCTTCTTTCCACAAGAAGCTAAAAGGATGGATAATAATAGTATTGCTCTCATAGTCCGCAGTAACCAGAATCACATTCGTTAAATTCTTCATCAAATAGTTCTATCTGTGATTTCCATTTGATTATGTCTTCATATTTTACGTCAGAACGAAAAGTACTTTTTGATTCAATTTCTCTGTCTGCAAACCATTGCATTTTAGTTGGATGTTTATCACTCATCTTTTTAAGCAACAAAGGACTTCTCCACCAGCAACCAACGCAATTATTCATATACGCAAATCTTACGGGCTTACCTTTCCAAAACTCCTCTACATTGTCCTTGTAAATGTTAGCGTCTATTAACGGAAATGATGGCTTACAGTACTCGATAGTCTTCCATACATTCCTATCGTTCTTTCTGCCTATCACTATTTTAACCTCAACCATTCCATTCTCGTTGGTCTTCTCAAGCATTCGTGTGGCGCGATTAGTTTCGTTTGCTCTGTAACCAAATCTCATCTCAACATCATCATCTATTCCGTACCTCCATTCTGCTATTGGAATGGTCTTCATATCTGTTGTGCAATATCTAGTAACTTTGTTGGGTAAATAATACCCCCCATTCTTCATCTTGTAAGACTTTATAGTATCATCAAAGGTCTTACCTGACAACCAAGTAATCTTGCGACCAATGAATTGCTCTAAGTCAAGCATAGTGTAAATGATAGTATCATCTTCAAGTGTGCCTATGAATGGCTTCTGAATCCTGTCTTCTACTTCTTGTCTTAGTTTCTTATCTGGGAACATACAATTCTTGTCGTCTGTTCTTACCAGAGCAAATACGTCATAATCTGCTGGATAGTTAGCCGCTATGTAGCTACTGGTTTTTCCTCCTGAAAGCGAATTTACTGTTTTCATCAATGTGTTAGCGTTATTTCGAATGTTATTGGTTTGTTCTTCTGAAAGTAAAACTTTGTAAATGCTCCACCTAAATGTTTAGGCACACCTATTCGTTCTGATGCCCATCCCCTACCTTCTGCAAATTCCTCCTTGTATGTGCCGGTCTTCACGTGCCATTGCTTCTCAATCTGAACCTTATTCGCCTTATTGCTCATCTTATACCTCGGTTGCGTCATTATGAATGCGTCGTGTGTATGCCCACTAAACACAATATCGGCATCAGGAAACATAGCTGAATACCTCATCACGCTTAATGCTCCTTTAGTAACTATGCCTCCCCAATGTCCGTGTGAGTAAGCTACATTGATAGGCTTGTTATCCCCTCCTTTTGTGTAGGAGAAATTAAGCGTATAATAGCCTAAGTAGTTACCTATTTGAATGTTGCTATCTGCGAGAAGGTTTAGCCGTTCGATGAACCTTTCCATCACATCCGTTTCGTTTCTCTTACTTACGCTCGTTTCGTGATTACCTCGTGATATTAAGATGATGTTCTTGGCGTAGGGAATGAGTTTCTGTGCCGCATCATTAATTACCAAATCCAAGTAGTTGTCTTCGTTGTGTTCTGGTCGAATGCTGCTCTTACTCTTACGTGGGTCGTATGCACCTTGCATTAAACAAAAGAAATCACCCGTAATGGTAATCATTGCATCTAACTCAAGTGCTTTGTCCATATGCTTAAAGAACAGTTCTCTATCGCATTTAGGATTATCAAAATGCACATCAGAACAGGTGAACATCCACTTCTCATCTTTCGCCTCAACCGGAATGTTAAAACGATGGTAATTCGAAGAAAGCTTCTTAGGTGTTATCATCCGTTGAGGTTTGAAGCGAATCATAAACCTTATTTATGTCGCTTATCCATTTGTTAATTTCCTTAGGCCGGCACGTGCAAGGCTTGTAGAAACTATGATTAAATATATCAGCGTGCATCTCGCACAACATCGTAAATTCTTCTTGACTTATATTGGTTGATTTCCTTGCTCGAAATAGTGACCAGTCTTTATGTTGTTTTGCTGTCATTTTCTTCTTATTTGAATGTTGTTCAATGCTTCCTTCCTGTCCTCACACCCGCAGCTTTCGTAACCTAAAAGGTCAATTACAATCTTCTTTGTGAGCCACTTCACACCTGTATAACGAAATAGCACCTCTAATTTGTTTCCTAGTTTCATAAGTTTAGTTTCTTCTTGATTCCTTTCTTTACTTTGTTGTAAGTGTTATAGAGCGAATAGTAAGAAATGGTTGTTTGACGTGAAAGTTGTCGGATGTTAGTCCCAGATTCTACAATTTCATATATCTTCTGGTCGTACCAATGGTATGTCGAAAGCACATCATTACATTGCTCGTACACTTCAGAAAACAACACATTTTGCTCTGTTTCTAAGTCATTTTCGCCAATTTCAGTCAAAATATACTTACTTTCCTTTCTTTTTTGGTCTAGAAACAAATTCTTAACAGTTGTGAATATATAGTAGTAGTTTGCTTCTTTCTCGTCGAACATCACATCCGCTCCTTCATCAACACGTTTTTTGATTTTAATGTACATTTCCTGAACGATATCCTCCGCGTTTTCTCTCGTACATCCAAACCTCTGCACCATTTCTACCCATTCGAAATGCTTCTTGGCGATTATGGACAGCACATCTACCATACCTGCAAACGAATATAAAAGCAAAGGAAGGTTAACACGTAGCTATCTAGTGGGTCGCCATCCGTATCTTCCTCTGGGTAGCGATAAAAGCCCACAAGTATGCCATCTACAATTCCTGCCGTAAGTAACATATTCTCACCCAACCACATATCGTGTTTTTATCAAAGGTATAAATTATTTCCTACAAATACGTTTCAAGGGCTTTTTGAGCCATTTGCCGAACGTTCTCTTCTACTTCGGTACTTGACCATATACGGGATTTATAAAACGCTTCTAATCGCTCCTGTGTCGCTTTGTATGTACTTCTCGTCATCCTTCCCGTTGAATCATATTCAATCTTCATACCTAAATCCTCATATAACTGCCTGCTATTCATTGATGATGTTAATCTATCTAAATGAAATTGAATAGGCATTTCAAGAATCTTGTGTAATCGGGTCTGCGACTTAACCTCGTCATATTGATTTACAAACTCGTTGAACAGGAACAGGTATAGCTTGTAATACAAATCTTGGTTACGCATC